GTGGCTCAAAGAATATGCTGCTGTCCCTTTTGTTAGGACACAAGAAATGCTAAAAACTCGTATCGTCTGGGGTATAGCTTTGGCTAATATCGTTTTTGAAGGTATGTTTTTCTACCCTTTCTTGGATTATCAGAAGAAATTATCTTGGAGAGTTGCTTTACAGGGTCCTGATGAAGTAGATAAAGTAATCACAGCAATGGTTGTAAAAGCTGTTTCTCGAGGTGAACTACTTGTGTCATTAGACTTCAGCGCCTATGATAGGTCGCTCGGTCCTAATCTGCAACTTCTATACGATGAATATAAATGTAGGGTATTCCAGGCTTCGTACTGTGATACTATATTAGAAATAGGTAAGAGAAGGGTGAATGTACCAATGGTGACACCCGATGGGCTAAAGCAAGGTCCTCACGGCTTACCTAGCGGATCAGCTGATACCAATGAAGCTGGATCTGTTATTCAAGCTACCATAGCTTACAACACTGGACTAGTTGAACTTGGTGGTGATTCAAGCCAGTATCACGGTGATGACTCAGCTGCTCGATTGGCAGGCATGCCGGAGGTCGAGACATATCTAGCGAGTTTTGAACGTGAAGGTCTTGAAGTTAACAGGGACAAAACATATACTGCGGTGAATTTTATCGTATTCCTGCAACGTCTTTATCATATTGATTATATTGATAAAGGTAAACTTGGTGGTATTTATTCTACTTATAGAGCTTTAAATAGAATAATGAACCTAGAAAGGTTCACTGACTTTCTGGATGATGGGTTAGATGGTAAAGACTTCTTTTCCATTAGGAGCATTTCCATCCTAGAAAATTGCAAATTCCATCCACTCTTCAGTGATTTTGTCAAATATATATGGAGTCTTGACAAATACAGCCTTAAATTTTCAGATACCAGTCTACGCAAGTATGTCGAAATGATGCGTAGTTCTGAGGGTACTGATGGCCTTATTCGTAATCAGTATGGTACTGAAGTTAGCGGTATCCGCTCTTTTGAATCATTTAAGATTATCGAACAATTAAATAAGGAAAGCTAAAACCTGGGAGAAACC